CAAAAGTACCGCCTTCGGCTACTTGAAGCCCATGCTTTACTTTAAAGTCTTTATTTACTGTTGCCATAGTTGACTCCCGTCCCTAAATTATGCTTCGATATAAGTCTTGTGAACCTTAACAACAGTATCTGCTGCTGCTCCAGTTACCTGAAGAAGAACATTTCCTGCAGAATAAACTGCATTTGTTGTTCCTAATTCAGCGTTGCTAATTACGTCAGCGTACTCTGTTACGTAAACATCGTTAGTTCCATTAACTGCAACAAGCATTTCAATTACTTCAATGTCATTGCCTTTTTTCATTTGAACAATGTACTTAGCAGCAGAGTATGTTGTTGCTGACCATGTATCGATTGTCGTTGCTGATGTTCCAGCAGTTGCTAGAGCAGAACCAACAAGGGCATCTGCAAAAGCAATGCTTGTCGCTGCTGCTGCACCAAGAGTTGGTGTAACAAAAGTTGGGCTAGTAGTAAATGCCACTGTTCCAGAACCTGCTTCATCAGTTAATGCTGCTGCAAGGTTTGAAGAAGATGGTGTGGCAAGGAATGTTGCTACGCCAGTTCCAAGACCTGAGATACCAGTTGCTACTGGAAGACCAGTTGCATTTGTAAGAGTTGCTGCTGATGGAGTTCCAAGATCAGGAGTTGTTAGTGTTGGTGATGTAAGTGTCTTATTTGTAAGAGTCTGAGTTCCAGTTAGTGTTACTACTGTTGAATCAATGTCAAGAGTGTTTCCAGTCTTGTCTAATCCTGTACCAGCAACAATTTGTCCAAGACCAGTAAACTGTGTGAAGACAAGTGCTGTAGTACCAATTGTAACTGTACCGTTATTTGTTAGTGTAAAGCCTGAGTCAGCGTTTGCTGTTCCTTGCTCTACGAATACCGCAAAGTTTGCAGTTACTTCTGCACCTGTATCTGCATCAGTTGAACGATCTGGAGCACCAGATGCCTTAACTACATAGATACCATTTTCTGAACCAGTTGCCTGATCTTTAACAAGAACACGATCTCCAGTAGCAAGAGTTACACCGTCAAGAGTGTCTCCATTTTCAAGATCAGAGGCAAGTGTTACTGCAGCAGTTGTTGCTGCCCGTACAGATGCCTTCCAGTCAATACCTTGAACTGTTGTATCTACATAGTTCTTAGTTGCTGCATCTTGTGCTGATGTTGGATCTCCAAGACCTGTAATCTTAGATGTACCCATTGCGATTGCGCCAGACATTGTTCCACCAGCAAGTGCTAGTTTCTCACCAAGCGATGTTGTTAAACCATCAATTTTAGATTGAGCAATTGCTGCTGATGCATTAATATCAGCGTTTACAATTGTGCCATCTAGAATCTTTGCTGAAGTTACTGCTCCGTCTGCAATCTTCGCTTCTGTTACTGCGCTATTTACAATCTTTGCTGTTTCTACTGCATCTGAAGCAAGTTTAGCAGCGGTTACAGCACTGTCTGCAAGTTTACCAGTAGTTACGTTTACATCTGCAATCTTTGCTGTTGTTACAGCATTTGCAGCAATCTCTGCTGTGTCTACTGCTGAATCTGCAATCTTAGCATTTGTAACTGAGTTTGCAGCAAGTTTTGCATCTGTTACGTTAGCATCAAGAATCTTTGCTGTTGTAACTGCATCTGAAGCCAACTTTGCTGCTGTAACATTTGAATCAAGAATCTTTGCAGTTGTTACTGCATCTGCAGCAAGTTTATCAGCAGTTACATTTGCATCTGTAATTTTTGCTGTAGTTACTGCACCTGCAGCAAGTTTTCCTGTAGTTACGTTTAAATCTGTAATTTTTACGGTAGTTACTGAATCTGAAGCAAGCATTGTTGCTGTAACTGTACCAGTATCACCAGTTGTAACTACTGTACCTGTTACGTTTGGAAGTGTAATTGTGTTATCTTGAGTTGGGTCTACTACTTGAAGTGTTGTTTCATAATCATCTGCTGTAGCACCTTCAAAAAGAATGCTTGAAGTAAATGTTCCAACTGCTGCAGGGGCTGCCCACTTGAGTCCGCCTGTTTCAGCAGAGTCTGCAGTAAGGACATACCCGTTTGTTCCAACGGCGACACGGGATACTGCATTATCTGCAGTACCAACTAGTAAATCACCTTTTGCATCTACAATCTTCTTTGTAAGAATATCGTGGCCATCAACGGTTGCGGTTGCGCCCTCAACTACTAATCCAGCCTTTACTCTAAAATCTTTTGTTGTTGTTGCCATTTATTATCTCCTTGGTTAAGCCTTCAAACCAGTACGCATGTAGCGTAAGGTAATCGGGGTCTGCCCACCCACAGGAACTATAGTTAATGAAACTGTCGTTCCTGCCATAGAGACGCTAACGGTGCCAATATTCCCATTGGTGTCTACTGTTCCATATTCACTGACATTTACATTTGTACCGTCAGGGACTACGGTTAACTCTGTTGTAGAGAACTTGTCTCCACCAGTCTTGCTTAATGAGACCACATACTTAACGGATCTCCACTCTGTGGTTAAAAAATTATCAAATATTGTGCTGTTCTCAATACCAGTGATTGTTACTTCATTGTTACCCGCAGAACCCAGATCTGTTGACTGTGCTGCAGTTGTATCAATTAGATCTACGTAATTTTCTTGAGTAGGTCTATCGCCCGTCTGAAACAGGGCCTTTACGTTTGATAATGATATTTTAGCCATGTCTGAATTATATCATATATTTTAGAGTATATAGTTATTGATTCCAATAATTTGCAATCCAATTCCTGGAACATTTGCATTTGCACCAGCAAGACCTATTGTTGTAAACCTTACCCTAAAAGGTAGGACTTCATTTATTTTAACCCCTCTTGTTATTGGAATTATACTTGCTATGGGGTAACTAACTGACTTAAGTGTTTTTGCTTTTTGCAAGTTCTCATCAAGAATTATTGCTAAAGCCATATTTATGAAACTACTTCGCTATTTGTTACATCCTCAATAATAATCATTGTTCCACGAGCAACTGTCCAAACTCTTGAAGCATCCCTTAACTCAATATCAAAAATATCACCAGTCTCTAACAATACTGATTCATTTGCAGTTAAAGAAACTGTAAACTCTCCTTCAGCATCTGCTTCTGATGGAACGGGCTCAAGTTCAACAACTAGTTCTGCATTATCTGTAAACTCTCCAGGGGTTGTGTCTGGTCTCTTAATCTCCATGGCAATTGTCCAGTCTTCTATAACAAGGGGATCTTTATTGTCATCTGCAACGTAGACTCTAAAGGCTGCTGTGTCTCCTCTAACTACCGTCCAAGTAACGGTTGGAGGTTTTAATCCTACAGCATATGCGCTTTGTGATTGATCTCTTAATGTAGCCATTTCTAAATTATACCATTAGGCAAGTCCATTTTTTAATGCCCCCCATGTTCCATTGCCTTTTGGCTGTCCAACAATAATAATTCCAGTTGAGGCATTTGACTTTGCAACTACTGCTACAGCACCTGATCCACCTGTTGGAATTGTATCTGTAAGTCCTCCACCATTTGCAACATATAGTATTTCTCCAGCGCTGTATGAAGAAGTATTAATTCCTTCAAATACTCCAGAAACAATAATTACTCCATCTGTAGCAGTTGAAATTGCTGACTGTGTTATTCCTACAACTGGGAATGTTGTTAAATCATCTGAGTCGCATTTTGAAATTAATGGTTTTGTTGAATACCCAGAAATATATACTGGAGTTCCCTTTGCAATTGTTGAACCTGTTGTATTTCTAACCTCTAAAGAAATAAAAGGAGTACCAACATTAGATAAAATATCCTCTAATCTCTCTGCAAGTGATTGAATGTCCTCATGAACATTTACAGGGTCACTTAAAACGGGATAAGGAAGATCATAATTAGTAGTTGCACCAGTAGCCATAGTACTTATTATTATACCACTTACCCGCATAAAAATTAAAAAGTTATAGAAATGTTACCTAAAGTTTGACTTTGAAGCCAAATTCATGTTATAATTAATACATGCTACTAACAAGTAGCATTTTTAGTCTCTAGGAGGTTTTTATTATGAGAAGAGATTTAAAGGCTTGGATTGGAATCCTAGCAATGGTTGGAGTTGTTGCACCATTTAGCAACTTTGCCAATGCGTCAAGTACGGAAAATAACTTACTAATTAAACAGGCTGAAAACCCTGCTGCCACCCACAAGGTGGCTTTTGTTGTTTCTAAAGCAAAAATGTTAGAACGTTATGAAAACAAAACAGATCTTACAGATCTTGAATTAAAGAAGTTGCTTTCTTTGGTGGGATTCAAAGGCAACGACTTAGTAGTAGCATGGGCTATTGCCAAGAAAGAATCTAATGGTCGTCCCTTAGCATTTAACGGAAACCATAAGACTGGGGACTCCTCATATGGAATGTTCCAAATTAATATGATTGACACACTAGGTCCAGATAGACGAGATAAGTTTGATCTTGACTCTAACGCTGAGTTATTCAATCCCGTCAAAAATGCTGAGATTGCATACTACATGTCTAGGGGTGGAGAAGATTGGTCTTCTTGGAAAGGCATAACACCTAAAACTAGAATGTGGATGAATAAATTTCCTAAATAGTTTATACAAATAAAATACCCCCTTGGTTTTTGGCCTTGGGGGTATTTTTTAATTATATGTCTTTTTTTGCCAAAATGTTTTTTTATACCATTCAGAAAATACAGCATTAGATTGTTTTCTTGATATTTCTGCTAAATCTAATAGACTATCTGTTTTTTCTAAATTCCAATTTTCAGTTTTAAATGGTATTATTTGTGCTATTGGTGTTCCTTTTGGAATTACACCTCTAAAAGTATTGCTCATAAAAAATGGAAGATTTCCACCTGGATGCATAATAAAGTCACCTCCATCAATGACTCCACTTAAAGTTATAAAAGGTAAATCATGTCTATTTAATGGATGTGTTATTAATGCACTGTAGCCTTTTGGAATTTGAAAACTCGTTGGAAGTGACCATAAAAAATGTGTTTTATCGCATCCCATTGGAACTGGAATATCCTGGTTTAAACCAGCAGCCCTACTTTTAATAAGTAAAGGACCCTCTATTGTCCACTCTACAACTACACCTTCTGGCATCTGCTCTACGAATATATCTCCTGGAGTTGTAACTACATACCCAAGATTAAGTGAATCTAAAAATGGAATACATTTTTTAACAGAGTGTTCTTTTATTCTTCCAAGTCTTATTTTATCTGCAGAATGTGGTAAAATTTTTTTATACCATTCTGGAATATTGTTTTTAGTTGGCTGAACTACGTTTTCATACTCTGGATAAACACTTTTATACTTTATTTTAGAAGTTTTTATATTAAACATGCTTTACCTATATTCTTTTTTTTGTCTAAATCTATTTTTATAAGCATCAAAAAAATTAGATCTAATCAGGTCAGTTATCTTTTTTTGTTCTTTAAAATCTTCTTCAGAGCCAAATGACATTTTCCAACTATCTCTTTTAAATGGAATTAGTTGTGCCATTGGAGTTCCTGCTGGTATTATTCCTTCAAAATTAACATCATTTAAAACAAATGGAAAATTTACTGGAGAATAATATGCGTCAGTATCAACAATTCCAGGAAGTATTGTAAAGGGTAGGTCTCTATGAAATGGTTGGGTAAACAATGTTGAATATCCTTTTGGTGTTTTTATAGCCCAAGGATTTATAAACTTTGGATATGAAACATTGTGACCATTTCTATTTGGATGTGTTGGTGCCTGTTCTATTGGATGAAAATCTATTACGTTATTAAATGACCAAGAATAAAATGGATTTTTTATTATATCTCCATTTTCACATTTTTGTTCATCTTGAGATACGTAGATATCTGCATATGTATACAGGATATATCCACTTGTAATTGAATCAAATACTGGCATACATCTTTTTATTGTTGCTCTTGTTGTACCATCTGTTGTTGGTATTTTTTTACCACCAATATAAGAGTTTAAATCTTTGTACCATTTTGGTATATTTAAAGTTGCAGGAGTTGGATAAAACTCTTCTAGTGTATCAAAATTACTAGTAAATATTATACTTTTTTCTTTACTTTTATTTAACATTTAAAACCACCCTTTTTAAAAGTATAGCATATTACAATAAGTTAAAGTACAAGATAAAATATTTTTATTACTCAGTAGGCAGTGAAGACTCTACCCACTGCACATTTTCTTCATCCCACCAATATGGTGTTTCTAATGTTGGATCTGGATATGGGACTGGAGATCTCCACTCTTTGTTTTCATAGTCTTTTACCCATGAAGCAAACCTTGGTTTTGAAAAGAATATTTCTTGATCATATGTTCCACCAACCTCAGCATATCCTGGCTTGTCTTCAATTAGAACAATTTGATCTAAATCAAACTCTTCCTTAAATGTTAAAAGAGTACTTTCATCTGGATTATCAAATAAAACAATGTTAAAAACATCTTGTCCTTTTATATATGCGTATTGTTTAATAGTCATAATTTTTGTACCTAGTTTACTTTATGTAAACGTAGACAACTCCTCCTACTCCGCCACCGCCACCGCCACCAGAGCCCTGCCCCCATGGGCTGTTATAACCGCCTGCGCCACCGCCACCGCCTCCAGCACCGTAGACATTTCCACCACCACCGCTACCGCCATTTCCTGTATTTCCCCAAGATGCAAAACCGCCATTACCTCCACTGCCGCCGCCTGCACTACCGCTACCGCCACCACCGCCTGTATATGGAAAGTTAAAGTTAGTACTAGTATAAGCGCCGCCTCCACCGCCGCCACCAGAACCACCAGCAGAATAAGATGTTAGTCCAGCAGCATTTAATGTTAGAGTTCCACCTCCACCACCGCCACCGCCTGGATTTCCACTACCAAAAGAATTAGTTCCAGTTCCACCGCCACCGCCGCCTGAACCTGATATAGTTTGAGTAAATGGTGCGTTTCCTGATGGAGTTCCTCCACTAGGTGTAGATGCAAGATTTCCAAAATTACTTGTTCCTCCAGCACCAGCAATGCTTACTGAGTATGTCTGTCCACCAGTAACTGTATATTCTTGAAATGCTGCTGCAGAACCAGAGGATCCGCCACCGCCACCATTACGTGGGATGCTATTACCACCAGTACCACCGCCGCCAGAACCTCCTCCACCAATTATGTAAACTGCCATTTTTGTTTTTCCTGTAGGAACTGTATATGTTCCAGATGCTGTAAATGTTTGACTTAGTGCATATGTTGCTTTTGGAGTTACTGATGCAGATGCAGAAGAACTAGCAGTAGTTCCATTTGCATTTGTTGCTGTTGCTGTAAAAGTATAACTAGTATTAGTAGCAAATGTTCCAGTCACTGTTAGTGGAGTTGCTGTTCCTGATGTTGTAAGAGATATTGAAGGGCTTGAAGTTACAGTAAAACTTGTATAGGCTGATCCACCATTTCCATTATCTGTAAATGGAAGAGAGACTGTTGTATCGTTTGTTGCTGTTGGTGTTCCAAGTGTTACAACTGCTGGAATTGTTGTTGCTGTTATTGAAGCAGAAGCAGAAGATGCTGCAGAAGTTCCAAGAGCATTAGTCGCTGTTACTGTAAAAGTATAAGCAGTGTTTGACTGAAGACCAGTAACTACGATTGGAGAAGAGGCACCTGTTCCAGTAAATGATCCAGGAGAGGATGTTACTGTATAAGATGTTATTGGTGATTTTCCATTATATGTTGGTGCATCAAAGGCTATAGATGCTTGACCATCATTAAATGCACGGCCAGATCCTTGATTTGTTGCAACAACTGATGTTGGTGCATCTGGAACACCCTTTACCTGTGAACCTGTAACTCCTATAATTGGCATTATTTACTCCTCTGTAATATTGATATTATATCATTCATTTTATGCTGAAAGGTCTCCATATAAAACAAATGTTGTTGAATCTATGCAAACAAGCGTTGCTGCTGAATACTGTGCTCTTAATAAGAGTCCAGGGGTCCCATTTACTGTTACTCCAGAGCCTCCTACTACGGTTAAACTTCCAGTACCGTATCTTGTTAGGTTTATTTGCTGACCCGCAGTAAAAATTGCTGGGGGAACAGTAAGTGTAACTGATGAAGAACTAGTAAATTGAACCATTTTGCTATCAGCATCTGTTGCAACTAATGTATAAGTTGTTCCAGACTGCGTATTTATTGTTAATGCTTTTCTTTCTGAAAGATCATAAACTGATTTTAATGCATTTGCTGTTGGGGCAAGTACTGTAGATGTACTTGCATATCCATCATTTAACTGAACTGTTCCAGCACCACCAGTACTAGCAGTTGGCAGTGCGCTCCACTTGATTCCAAGTGTCTGGGCTGAATCTGCCATTAAAACAAAGTTGTCGCTTCCAACTGCTAAGTTATCTACAGTATCATTTGCAGAGCCAATTAATAAATCACCCTTTGCGTCAATTATTGATTTTGAAACACTGCCTGTTGGATCAAGGTTAGTAATTTGTGACTGAAGATCATTTAGTGTATGTGCAATGGATGGACTAACTAAGTTTGCTGTATTAGCGTTTGCTGTATTATAGTCTGTTGAACCATAGTGGTATAACTTAAACGCAGCCTGAATATCAGCATTGTCTGCATACCCTGGAATTTTTGTGGAGTATAATGCTCCTATTGATTCTGCTGCCATGTCATTTCACCTCGTTCATTATATCATAACCGATACAAAAATGTGAACTGAAACCTCTGCATCAAAGGCACCCCAAGTTCCATCATATTCAGATGCCTCAAGGTTTATAACTAAGTCTGTTCCAGATATTTGAACAGATGAAAGAGAAGATGCTAAAGGTTTTGCATTTTGAATTGAATATTGTACGTTAAAGTTTTCAGCGGTAAGTCCAGCAGCAGTTGATATATCGGTTATTGGAATAACTACAGATCCGTTTCCAGCATACGCACTTGTGCCAGAGGCAAATGTTACTGTATGAAGTTTAGAATAAATTGTTGGATTTAACCTTAAAACCTCAACCCAAGAACTTCCTCCAGGCTCAGAGATATATTGATATAGGTATCCATAATTTTCTCCAGGTGCTGTATTAATATACATGTCATTTAGTATTTGACCTAATCCAGAAAGTGAGTTTGGGTTTCCAATACCAACAAAAAATTTACTACCACGGGTTCCAGTTGGACCAATATCAACAAGAAGTTCAACTGTTGATGGACCAGCCAAAACAGTTAGATCATCATTTGATAAAACTACATCTGGCATTAAACTACTGCTCCAGTGATATCATTTGTTACTGAAATAGATCCAGTCAAAAGTGTAAAGATAACACCAGCACCGTTATTAATTTGAACGTCATATACATACGTTGATCCACCAACAAGGCCTCTACCAGTTGCTCCACTTATTGTACATGTAATAATGTCATTTGCTGTATCTACCGTTGCTGTTGCAGCAATCTGTGTTCCAGTGCTTCCACGAACATTTGCTATAGTGAAGGCTGCGTTTCCTGCATAAGCGTCTAAGGCAAAAGTTGTTCCATTTGCATTTTTTGGACGGATGATAAATTGATACGTGTCACCACGGTAGTAACTAAAATTATATGTACCTGGAAATGCCATTATTCCTCCTGCTTTATTATACCATTAACAGACTGATATATAGATGCCCTTTAATAATAAGGCACTTTCTGAATCAGTTCTTGCTTGGGGTCTTGCCCCATACCCCTTGATTCTTTGATCGTCAATATACAAGGTTTGAAAAAATGACATATCGTAAGAATACTGGTATTTAAGGTTTGCAACATATGATGTAGGTGAGTTTGAATATTTTTCATTAAACGTTCTAAACCATAACTCAGTATAGTTTGACTCAGTGGTTATTGTAAAATCATATCTTATGTCAACCTTAGCCCCTAGTTTTAATGATTTAAAATTAAACACACTACCACTATCTAGCCAAAGTTCTGGATTATTTTTTATATTATAATCTTTATTTGATAATTCAAGGTTTGGATAAAAGTTAAGAGATACCCATCCATCATCTCCTCTTTGTGGTCCTAAGAGGGTAGCGGTGTCTAATTTATTTTTATAATATACCCAACCTGGATATTGTTCTGAAGGTGAATCATAGCCTTCTCCGCCCTTACCAGGTTCTCCACGCTCTCCCTGTGGTCCAGGCCTACCACGTTCTCCTTGTGGTCCCTGAGGGCCTGTATCGCCCTTATCGCCCTTATCTCCTTTGGCACCTGTTAATCCAGTTGCTCCTTGGAGTCCAGGAACCGCAATATATTGTTTATCTAATTCTTGTGGGTTTGAAGATTTAACTGCATCTAAATAGTTTTTTTTCTTTAAAGGTTGAGGTGGTTCCATGTTAGTTGCCATGGATATATTCTACTTCACTTTATAGATTTTTGTTCCAACTTTGACTGCAGATGGAAGGTTTACTTTATTTGAAGTTACTTTAACAATCATAATGTTCCACTAACATCTCCAAGAACACAGATTGTTCCAACTACTGGTGTCCATACAGTTTCAGCGTCCCCGCCTCCACCAGATACTCCATCACCAGGGATTGTAGCGGTAAGGTCAAATCTTAACTCTGCAACAATAGGCTTATACTTTGTACCTCCCCAGTTTTGAGTAATATTTTTATCTGCAAGGATATAGACAACACCATCTTCGTATGTCTCAACAACGAGTTCATCTAATACATCTGATGACGGATCATAGGCTGTTGCTGAAAAAGACCAAGCACCTGTGTCATAAGGGGTAACTTCGTCGTCTTCAAGGAAATCTACTCTAAGGTTTGCGTTATCTCCACGGACCACAGTCCACTGTATGTTGGCTGGTGAAGCACCAAGTTTTTCAATTAAAGGAGAGCACATAATATTAGATTATACCATAATTCATAACTGGACACCCTAAGCGCAGTGGGGTGGGGGTAGAACCTAGGGTGCCAGCCTTCACATTATAACATTAATTTATACCAGTATATATAAAAGTATAACAAATTGTTATAATATAGATATATTCCAAATTGTTATCAAAGAGTTATAATCAGCCAGGGTATTAAAGTTGAAAACAAAGAACTTTTGGTGTATACTTAAAATATATAAGAAAAGAATATACTATAGTTAAGTTTTTAAAAGATAGTTTATATATAGTAGTTATTTAGTATTCTTAGAAATATACTGTAATAGAATATCATACATATGATCTAACTTGCGATTCATTTCAGATCTTTTTTCATCTGCTTCATCAATACGACTTTCTAATCTTGAAACCTGGTCTTTTAGCGACGAGCCAGAATTTGGTTTAAGTTCAACAAGATAATGCTTTACGAGCCACTTGATTCCAAAGGCAATTGAAGACACAATTGTAAGTATTGCTACGATTAATGAAGCCCAGTCTTGAATTGTCATAATAGAACTATTATACATTATTTTTATTTCAAATTTCGGCGGGATACGAGTTAAGCCGAAAATAGAGTATACAAACCTCCCCCTGACAACATATGGCATACAATGCCTAACAGTGTCAACACTGGAATTATATATCCACATAGGCTATAATAGATTATATGAGCGATAAAGAAAAAGATGTTCGGCCATGGAATCTATTTGATGGATCTCCTAGATCGCCAGAGGAAGTTGCAGCAGCAAGATTAGAGATTTGTAAAGGCTGTGATTTCTTTAGACCAAAGACCCAAACATGCAAGAAGTGTGGTTGTTTTATGGCTGCTAAGTCTATGCTTGCTAATGCTAGATGCCCTATTGGGAAATGGTAATTTATTTATATGTTTTCTTTTGCCAAAAATTTTTAATATAGTTATTAACTATAGTTGAAGCAAAATTACGATCCATTAGCGTAGCCAGTTCCCCATCTTCAAGATATGAAAACTCAGAACTCCAATCACTTCTTTTAAATGGTATAAGTTGAGCCATAGGTGTTCCTTTTTCTACAACTCCCTCAAATCCTTGTTTTACAAATACTGGTGTCTGCAAAGGATGCATACTTTTATCATAATCAACTATTCCAGAAAGTGGTCTAAATGGACTATTTGGATATCCAAAACATGGAACTACTAACGCAGAGTATCCCCTTGGCAATTGTGGAATCCATGGATTTAAATACTTAAACATTTGATCATAATATCCATCAGGTGTTTCTACTTCTTGTTTATTGTGTAATTCAAATATGTCTCTTTTTATTTTCCAGTTAATTTCAGGAAATCCATTTGTTGTACTTACAACTACATCGGCCATTAGTGGAATTATATAGCCAGAGGTAAGTGTATCTAGCATTACTTGGCATTTTTTAAAAGAAGCATTTGAGTTAAGGTTTGCAACTATTACTTTTTTACCATCTGGGTTATCTGGAGTTCTTATGTATGGCGTTGCATCTTTCCACCATTGTGGTATTGCCTTTGATGCTGGAAAAGGTCTAACTGCAACGTCATAGCAATATTTATCTTCCGCCATAAAATTTATAATATTTGACATTTTTTACCCCTTGATAAGTCTCCGCATAAATAGTATACCACTTTCTGAAAATATTTTCAAATTGTGGTTTTATGGTTTATATATTTTTTAAGTGATCTGATTCAGATTTGCAAGAACATCCATTGCAACAGGTTTCTGAAAAAACCTTTATCTCCAGAGAAGATGATTCGCTCTCAAATAGTGGATATGTATTGTTATCTACGTTATCTAGTATAGCCATAGGAATATTCTATCATATACCGTGGCAAATCTGAAAAATTATAAAAATGGGTTTTCCCCAAAATCTGAATATTTTGTATAAGTGTATGATACATACTTTTGTGTAAAATAAATAAATAAATTAGTGAGCACACTAGTGTGGTGGGTGCAAAGATCTTAGCACTAGTGCCGTCAATAATTCTAACACTAGTGCCACCGATTTATTCTAACATTTGCAAGGGTCTATGCGGGTCTCGTTTTTATCAAAAATGATGATACCTGTATCCCCGCAAGACTCGCAGGTGTGTGCGTACATTGCGCTCATTGCTCTGGCTCTTTCTCTAATAGTATTCCTAGAATTAACTCTAACTGTGGTGTAGTTAGTAGTGCTTGGGCGCAACCCCATGACCATGCTAAGTCCATGTCTCCATAGTGCTTTTTAGCAAGAGTGTTAATCTGTTGCGCTATCTCAAAATTGCTTTTCATTAGTTTTCTTCTTTCTCTAATAAGTATTGGTTATTTA